ATCACTCTCTGCGTCAAACCCCTGACTTACCAAGTCTTCATGAAGCATAAATGCTGAGTTTGTCATGTATTTATCATTACCAAACCACTCATTTTTTTCAGCCCATGACTTAGCTTTTGTACTTGGAGTAATTGGTTGTTGAGGTGCTTTTTGCACGGGTTGAACTTTTTGTTGTTCATCAAAAGATTTTCTAGCTGCCTCACGTTCGCTCATAACGATTCGTGCCTTCTCTTTTTCAACGGACAATCTTGTTAGTTCATCTTGTGCAGTAGCAATTTGTTCCGCATCTTGAGACTCAATGGCAAGCTTTAACTTAGCTTTAGCTTGAGCACGTTGGGCATCAACTCTTGCGTCAAATTCCTTAATGTAGTTTGTGTCTACATCCATATACTTAGATTCAGCATCTGAGTATTTCTTCTGTAAACCTTTAGCATATTCTAAAGCAGCTTGTTCTCTTCTTTCTGCTTCACGTATTTTATAAGTTAATTTATCAATACGTTTTTTTACGCTTTCTGTGTGTTGCTCTAGATTATCAACAGGTTTTTTTTCTTCTGTTTTAACTTCAGCCTTAGGTTGATCACCTATCTCTTCAATGTCAATTTTATCTTTTTCAGATTTGTTGTCATGATTTGTATACCCTAAATCAACTTCCCCAACATTTAAGTTAGGTGCTTTTTTAGGTTCTTCTTTTTCTTTTAATTCAACCGAAGTTTCCTTAGCATCATCTAGATCTAATTCTACCTCTGGTTGTTTTTTTGTTTCATCCATGTTGTCCTCCTATTAGTACATGTGCAAAATATCGGAAGGGTTATCTATCTTAGCAATGATTTCATCATCATTAAGAATTCTAACTTCTCCTCCTTCTATTTTGAATCGGCTACCTGCATATCTTCCAAAGATTACCCACTCACCTTCTTTGCACCACGGTCCTAATGGAAATTTATCTTTATCTCTAAAACAAAGATTTCCCATTTTAAGAACATAGGCACAAACAGTTGTCATTTGGATTGTGTCTTTAGAATTGTCAGATAGAATAATTCCACCTTTAGTTTGAGCTGGTCCAGCATATGGTAGAACCAAAATTCTCCAGCCTGTTGGCTGAGGCATTCTATCTAAAGTAGATTTATCTATTGAGTTTGGGTTGAGCACTTTCTCAACCACTTCTTTTTCTTGGTAAACGTCTTTTAAACCTTCATGTATAGAAGGAATATCAGTTGTTACTGTCGTCGTCATCTTCACTATTCTCCCGTTTCAGCAGGTCATTAAGATCCTGAAGCAGAGTTTCTAAGGCTCTGAGTTGACCCCTAGAATAATGAAGTTTATCAAGCGTGTCTATACCATAGCAAAGTTCATCCTTTATCAAGGTTAAACGCTTGTTTATTAGTTTTTTAATATCTTGAACTGTATCGATACTTAGCATTTTTTCAATATACGTATAATATTATATTGTTCATTGTTGTCAAATTCTTTTCCTAAACCTATTTTATGAGCATGCTCTTTAGCATCAGTTCCTTTAATAAATATCTCTGTTAAATCTTCTCCCCATTTCTCTACACCTTTTTTTAAGTACTGATCTCTTCTAACTCTTTCTTGTTCTGTAGATTCAGCACCATCCCAAGAAGACTTACCATGAAAATGTAATATAAACGGATGTTTAGCTAACATAGTTTTATAACCTTTAATTGCAGCTCTAATTCTATAGTCCATATCTTCTCCACCACAATTAGAAAATGTATGATCAAAATAACCTACATCGTTATGTACATTATAAGGTATTCTAGCTAGATACATTTGCATAAATATTTTTTCATATATATCTTCTGGTTTAAAATTGTTTTGATGAAACTCTACAATAGCATCTAAATATGGTTCTTTACCAATATAGTCTTCTAATTGCATTGTAGGTGCAGTTGAAAAATTAGGACTTTTATACATGTAATTAACATTACAAGCAGGTATTAAGATCATATCATCTTTTTGTTTTAATGCTTCTAACCATCCCTTAGTAAATACAATATCGTTAGTTATAACTATAAAGTGTTTCTTAAATTTCTTAGCTACTCTTAAACCTCTATTAAAATTCTCTGCCCAACTCTTAGGGTTTTTATTATTAACATATATATCTATTGGATATTCTTTTCTAAATGCATTTGTTCCATCATTATTAACAAATACGAATATATCGCCAAATTCTAATTTAGTTTGTTTAAAGAAACTATCTAATGCTAATTTAGAATACTGTTCAGTTATTTTAGAGCTTACAAAACAAAATACGTGATTCATATTAATTTCTTTGTCCAAGTCTTTGGAGTCTTATCATTTATAATCTCTATGTCTAGGTGATATTGAAAGGCCCGTGGTCCGTGGTTCTTGATATATTCATAAGTTTTTCTAATACCTTCTTTCGTATTAGTCATTGTCTTATAACCTAGAAGCTTACGTGCTTTATCAGAGGAACACGTCGCATGCTTCACTTCTTGTGGTCTATCTGGAACATATTCAAATGCTCCGTTGAAACCAGTAAGATTGGCACACGTCTCAGCGACCTCTTTAATAGTTACGAATTCTTCATCAGGCCCGATGTTAATTACTTGGCCCACGACACACGGGTCTTCGACCATTTTTAATAATGAGCTTAAACAATCATCTACGTATGAGAAACATCTAGTTTGTAATCCATCTCCATAAATAATTGGAGGCTTGCCTTGTAGCATTCTATTAATAAAAATAGATACAGCATTTCTAAATGGATCATCATACTTTTGATTAGGTCCAATAATGTTATGAGGTACTGCAATAACTAATTCTACATTATGAACTTTGCATAACGTTTTTAATATTTCTTCTCCAGCAACTTTGGATATACCATATGGATCAACTGGTTTAGTTGGCATGTCTTCTGTGAATGGACTTTGTTGATCTCCATATCTTGCCATAGAAGAACAATAGATAATTCTTTTAACACCATTTTGAATAGCGGCTGTTGCAACGCCTACCGTTGCCATAATATTATTTTGTGTAATTGTATAAGGTGAAAATACAGATAGTCCTTCATGGGCTGTTGCTGCACAATGAAACAATACATCAATACCTTCTGTAATTTTAAGCATTGCCTTAAAATCTGCACAATCTAATTTATAAAAATTATCTAGGAAAGGGATATTATCTTTATCTCCGCCTAATAAATTATCTACACCTATTACTTCGTATTTTCTATTTAGAAGTTCTTTACAAATATGTGAGCCTAAGAATCCAGCGGCACCTGTGACTAAAATCGTTTTAGCCATTATTTCTTTTGCTTCTTTTTTTTAATTCTTGTCTCCAGATCCAATAGTTTAACCAAGATGAGAATTTTTTTATTAAGTTAAATATCATTTTTTTAATTTCTTTTTTAACAGTTTAATTTGTTTTTGTAAATTAAATATTATTTTTTCAAGATCATTAGGACCTTTATCTTTCATCATATTAAAATGTTTTTTCTATTTTTAATAATGTTATATTATCTATATAGGGAGTATTTATACTATTACACGAAGAAAGCAATAACAAAACGATTAGATACTTCATTGCTAATAACTAGCAATTCCATTTCCTAAGAGACTTATTAATCCTTGAATTAGGATCTTTTGCTGTTTTTGCTGATGTTAATCTCTTTTTCATGCCCTTCATTCTTGCACAAAAAGACTTTCTTCTGTTTGCTGCTTTTGATCCTGGTTTTAATTTAGAAGGCTTAGTAGTAACGGCCATTGATAACTTAGATCCTGGATTAGCTCTTCTATAAGATGCTATTCCTTTTTTATTTAATCCACCTGATTCTGATTTACCTTCTTTACGTTGCCAAGCTGGAGTCATACCACCAGATGCTAACATAGCTCTACCTTGTCCTCTTAAAGAGATATCACCCATTTTCTTGTTCCTTAGATTGTGGTTTATTAGCCATTGTTCTTGCAACGGATTCCGCACTCCTGCCAACCACATACCCTCCAAGACCTATTTGTAATAATGTCCATACATCTCCTGGAAGAGTTATAGTTATAGAAGCTTTAAAAAAGAATAAGATTACTGGTCCTAATACATAGTTCCATACTAATATAAAAATTAATACATACATTAGTAATGGTCTCCAACTAGATGCAAACCATCCAGCTTTTGCTTCTGCTTCTACAATTCTAGCAGCCGCCTGAAGTTCTTGTGTATTAGATTGTAGTAACTGTGTTTGTAATTCTGCTTTTAACTTTGCTTGTAAGTCTTTATCTGGAACTGATTTCTCAATTGTATTAAAAAGAATTTTAGCTAATGGTGCAACTGCTCCTAACATTTGTAACATATTATAATTTTTTTAAGTTTTTATCTACTGGTGGTATTTGTGGCATAGGTCCTTTTAAAGGAGGTGGCCCAAATCTCTTACCAAGTACTGGTTCTTTTTCTTTTTTAATCATTGCTTATTTTGTTTCTCTCTAGCTAATTGAATTTTTTGTTTAGCAATATCTAGTCTATCGTAAGATTGTTTATCTTTAACTTCAATCTCATGCTGTTTCATTAAAGTATCTACTTTGAATTGAGAAGCATTTAAAGCATTGTCTGTAGAAATATTGTTTTGTTTAATTTGTAAATCCATTGCTCTTAAATCTAGTTCTCTTTGTTTCAATGCAACAAGTGGATCTACTTTCTGTTCACCAGCAGCTTCTGCTTGTTGTAATTGTGAAGTAAGTTCTACTGTTCTTTGTGCAATCAATCCATTCATTTTAACTGTAAACATTTCTGGATTTGTTTTTGCTAATATTTTTTCTGATGGACTTGCTGCTAATGCTTCTACAACTTCTTGTGAAGCTTTTTGTGAAATGTGTTCTGAGATATGTCCTTGTAACAAAGCATACACAGCGGGGTTAATTTGTACCATTCTTGTTTTAATAAACAATGAGTGTGCTGCTATATGTGCATCATGATCTTGTACAGGGAATGCTTTAGGTATTTTCATTTGTAATGCTTCCATGTTTTCCATTGCTGGATCTTTTGGATATTTAGGTTCTTCTGGTTTTAATAGTTCATCTATCTTCTGAGTACCTAGTGCACTATAAACTCTTCTATAAGCTTCTCTAATATCGTGTATCTCTGGTGCCGACATTGCAATCTTTAGTGTTTCATTAGCAAGAGTTACCCTTTGTGCTAATGAAGATATGTTTGGATCAGCAACTGGAATAACATCTACTCTGTCATCAAAGTCTGTAAGTTTTACAAAACGATCTCCACCATGTACTGCATATGGATATACAGGAGGTAAGTATGTTGCAAATACTTTACTTAATAATCTAAACTCTGTTCTCATAGAGTAATAACATCGTTTATGAATAGCCGACATTACTCTTGAGCCTCTTTCTAATAATGCGATTGTAGTTCCAACTGCTGCTTGTTGATTACCATCACCAACTTGTAAATCTGCTATAGCTGCAAATCTTTGTCCAGCTTCAACACAATAACCCATTAGCTGATAAAGAACTGTACTTGGTTCTTTGAATGGAAGTAATTGGAATTGATCTTTAATGTTTCCTCCTGGTGCATCTACATCTCTAAACTCACCTGGTTGAAATGGTTGATCATCATCTCTAATTCTTAAACCTCTTGCTTTAAATCCAGCTGGCAAATTTGCTAAAGTACCTGCATCTAATAATTGTCTTAGTGATTGAGTAGCAGATCTAGATAATCCACCAATCATGTGTATTAAACCAAAACCATAGAATCCTAAACCTGGTAAAAATTTAAAGTGTACAAAGTAATCTTTTCTAATTTTTAATTCATCTTGTTCGTCCCAATTTCTATAAATAGATAAAATCTTTTGTGAACCTTCATCAATAGTTACAATGTATGGAATCTTAACATTTTTATCTTTGTCATTAGATGTTTTTTCAAATTCACTTAAATCTAAATCAACATGCATTTCTAAAATATTAAATTGGAAATCTATATTATTACCTGGAGAACTAGTTCCTTCTAATTCGTCATACTTCTTTTGAATATCACTTTCATTAGGATTTGTTTCTTGTAATTCTATATCTCTATAAAAACCAGCTTCTTGTTTTTTAAGAATGTCATTCTCAGACATTTTAACTATGTGTGTAATTCTTTCACAATCTTTTAGATCAGTTGCATAGTAAGGTACTACTAAATCTTCTGCTGGTATAAACTTAGACACAGCACGTCCCATAATCTCATCATAATAAATCTTTTTAAATGCAGATCCTGCTAATGGTAAATAAAATAATAATTGATCAAAATCTGGAGTGTACTCTTCCATCTTTTCCATTAACATGTAGTTCATAAAATCTTCTACACGTTGTGCTTGATTCTCAACTTCTTGTGTGTCTTCTCCAACGACTTGGCTTCTTACTGGACCTGATGATGGTAATAATTCTTTATAAGCTTGTGCTTGAAATTGTGTAACTGCTTCAGCAAGTAATGGGTGTGTTACTCCTGATGCTCCTTGAAAGGGTCTTGTTTGATCTCTGTATCTAAATCCTAATAGATCTAAACCACTAACATAACCCTGTTCCCAATCTTGTCTAGATTCTTTATCTCGTTTGTAATCATTTATTAATGTATAAGAAATCTTACCTAACATTCTATCGTCCATATCTTCTGCAAGGTTACGATAGAAATCTTCTTTAGGTTCTTCTTGAACTTGAATCTCTTGTCCTTCGACTTGAATGTCTACTGGTTCTGCTGGAACAGACATATCTGTTTGCACTGTAGATGGATCTATTTCCCCTATTGGATTGTTATCTTCAATTGCCATAGTTTAAAATAATTTAGTTGGTCTGCTTCTTGCTAATTTATTACCTCTAGCTACCACAGATCCGCCTTTTTGCAAAGGAGTAAATGTTGCTGATCCTTTGGCAGATGCATCTGACATTGCTGTACTTCTAGGTTCATTAATACTAACTTGTCTAGGAGAACTATTTAAATTTGTACTTGTTGCTGTTCTTCCTAATGCTTGATTAAATAATTTTTTAAATAAAGGATTGTTCCTTAATAATTTCATCATAAATCATCCTAATACATTTTAGTGATTTTTTTTCTATCACTCATTATTTTTCCACATCCTTTAGCAATTAAACCACCTCCCTTTAATTGTTTAAATGTAGGTTCTTCTTTAGAGGGCTCAACACTTTGTGTATTAGATTCTTTATCATTATAATAATTAGATATAAGTTTTCCACCTACACCTAAATTTCCAGTTACGTCTCTTGCTGTTTTAGATCTTTTTAAAAGTTTATCTGCACCCATACCAATTAGTGGAGCAAGTCCTTTTTTTACAGCTTCAACTGCTAATCCCATAAATGCTTTTTTTGGTTTTTTGTTTAATTTAATTTTTCCACCACTTTGTTTATATTCTACTAACATAG